CCCAAGCCTGAGAACTATGATTTCTTATTCGAGTTACAAAAGGTGTTGTCAAAGATAGAAGCTAATCGCGTGAAGTTGGATTTGACCGCTTTGCGGAGCAAAAGGCATGACTTTCGCACCAATCAATTCTACAACAAAGTTAGAAGACTAAAGCCGCATGTTAGATACAACTTATTTGGCACAAAAACTGGTCGCCTGACAACCAAAAAGGGTAGCTTTCCTATTCTGACAATGGACAAGAATTATAGGCAAATATTGACCCCCCAAAATGACATTTTTGTTGAATTGGATTATAATGCTGCCGAGTTGAGAACACTTCTTCATATGTCAGGGGAAGATCAGCCGCAACAAGACATTCATGATTGGAATATAAACAACATTTTCCCTAAAATTACTGATCGAGAGGATGCAAAAAAGAGAGTGTTCTCTTGGCTTTACAATCCAGTCGCAGAGGACAAGGATCTTGAGCAATTTTATAACCGTAGCTTTGTATTGAAGAAGCATTGGGATGGTGACAAAATTACAAACCCCTTTGGAAGAGAGATTGAGGCTGATGCAAAACACGCCTTGAACTACATAGTACAAAGCACAACTTCTGACTTGTTTTTGAGAAGAGTTTTGGAATTGGCAAAATTATTAGAATCAAAAAAATCATTTATTTCTTTCTTGATTCATGATAGTGTAGTGATCGATCTAGACAAGAGTGAAAAGCACCTAATACAAGAGGTCGCAGACGCTTTTGCAAAAACTGATTTTTCTAAATTTTTGGTGAATATGAAGGCAGGTAAAAATTACGGAGACATGAAAGATATATGCAAAATATAATAGGACTTGGAGCGGCTGGATGCAATATTGCCAAAAGCTTTTCAAAATATCCAGAGTACACCATTAGGACAATCGACTGTGTTGAGCCCTCTGGAGAAGAACACTTCAGGATTAGAAAGTGTACGTCGCATGAAGAGTACGAAGAGGCAGTCCCCGATATGTCCAAATTCTTCTCTAATATCAAAAGCAGGGACGAAGTGCTTTTTGCTATCGGAGGTTCAGGGGAAATTAGTGGCGCATCATTAGCTATTTTGCAGCAGATAAGCCATGCCAAATTGCACATTCTTTATATCAAGCCGGATACCACCCTTTTGAGTGAGTCGGGATTACTTAGAGAAAGGTTGGTGTACAATGTGTTGCAAGAATATGCGAGATCGGGCAAATTTGAAAGAATCATCATTATAGATAACGCAAAATTAGATGAAACCATCGGAGGAGCACCAGTAATCGGGTATTATGAAGAATTGAACAAGATGATAGCATCAACGATTCACATGGTAAATGTTTTTGACCACTCAGAGCCAGAAATTGGAACAATATCAACTCCGCTTGAAGTATCTAGAATTATTACTATTGGCATGATGAACGTGGAGAATGGAGAAGAAAAGTTATTTTTTCCGTTGACAAACTCAAGAGAAAAGAGTTATTATTATGCAATCAACCATGAGGAGTTGAGAGAAAATAAAGAATTATACAAGAATATAACGGTACAAATGAAAAACAAGGTGGAGGAGAGCGGTGTCAAAGTGACATACGGTATTTACTCCACAAATTACAACACAAACTACTGTTATATTGTTGCTAGAAGTTCTATGATTCAAGGTTTAGTTTTGGAGGAAAACAATGTTGAAAACAGTTGATGCCTATGTGGGTACATTTGAGAAGAAGTCTGGTGAGGAAAGATCTATGCGATTTGTGAAGGTCGGCGACTTGCCAGAAGAGTTTATGGCTTCAAGAACCAAGGGTGGAAAGCAGAGAAAACTCTCTGAAGGAAACGAGTTGGTGTGGGACTTGGATAAAAAAGAATTTAGGGTCTTTAACTGGAATACGGTAAAAGGCGATGTCACACAAATTACCAATTTTCGTGTTGACAGTCTAGTTTGATTATGTTACATTATAAAACAGATGCAAGGGATATTTGCCGAGCATACTATAACAAAGGAGAAAAATAATGGGTATTGATTTAGAGAAAATTAAACAACGTAAACAGTTGCTAGACAGCAAAGGTGGTGGTAATAACAACCAATTCTGGCGACCACAAGACGGAGACCAATCCATTCGGATTGTCCCAACAGCAGATGGAGATCCTTTCAAGGACTACTATTTCCACTATAACTTGGGTAAGACTCCGGGCTTTTTGTGTCCGAAGAAGAACTATGGGGATGCATGCCCTGTTTGCGATTATGCAAACAGCTTGTACAACCAAGGAACCGAGGATGCACAAAAGGCAGCAAAAACCTTGTTTGCCCGACAGCGTTTCTTTTCGCCGGTTTTGGTGAGAGGAGAAGAAGCAGACGGAGTTCGTGTTTGGGGCTATGGAAAAATGGCTTATGAATCTCTAATCAATCTTGTGCTAAACCCAGAGTATGGGGATATTACAGATGCGGAAGAGGGAACAGATCTTGTGCTTAACTATGGTAAGCCACCCGGAGCACAGTTTCCACAAACAAAGCTCCAACCCCGACGCCGCTCGTCACCACTTTGTCAGGATGGACCAGACAAATGTGCGGAACTCATGGAGAGTATTCCAGAGTTCGACGATTTGTTTGATCGCAAAACAACAGAGCAGGTTGGTGCCCTCCTCGACACTTTCCTTGAAGGTGGCGAAGAAGAGGGGACTGAAGTGACCCAATATAAGAAGGCGGACGAGTCTTCTTCTGTTGATCAAGCTTTCAGCGAACTGTTGAGCTAATCTTGTGGCGGGGGGAAACCCCCGCCCTTTTCTTGAGGAGGAATAATGGGAGCTAAAAAAGCTGGTAGGCTTTCTATCGATGATATGAGAAATCTTATCAACAAGAGAGCAGGTGTGCAAGTGGCACACAACTTGAATAAAGAAAATCCAACAGAGGTTACAAACTGGATCCCTACTGGTTCTCGTTGGCTCGACTCTATTATTTGCAGGGGGCACTTGGCTGGCATTCCAGTCGGCAAAGTAACCGAGATCGCAGGTCTGGAAGCAACAGGCAAGTCCTATATGGCTGCTCAGGTCGCTGCTAATGCTCAAAAGATGGGGATTGACGTTGTTTATTTCGATTCTGAGTCTGCCATTGACCCCACCTTCTTAGAGAGGGCTGGTTGTGATGTCGATACTATTTTATATGTTCAAGCTCAGTCTGTTGAGTTTGTGCTCGAAACTATTGAAGAACTTTTGGGCTCTAATGAAAATCGTATGCTTTTCATTTGGGATTCTCTGGCTCTTACACCTGCTATTTCCGACGTGGAAGGAGACTTTAATCCGCTTTCTTCCATGGCAGTAAAGGCAAGGATCTTGGCTAAGGGTATGTCTAAACTGACTGTGCCGATTGCTAACAGTCAATCAACCTTCTTGGTGCTCAATCAGTTGAAGACCAATATCACCAGAAGTCCGTCAGAGGCACTGACAACGCCCTATATGACTCCCGGTGGTAAGGCTATGATTTACGCATACTCTTTGCGTGTATGGCTTACAGGTAGAAAGGCTAAGGCTTCATTCATTACTGATGATAGCGGTTTCCGTATTGGGTCTGAGGTCAAGGTTAAACTGGAGAAGAGTCGTTTTGGAACACAGGGTCGCCAATGCAACTTCAAGATTCTGTGGGGGGATGAGATTGGTGTGCAAGACGAAGAAAGTTGGCTCGAAGCAATCAAGTCGTCTGAAAACGTTATCCAGTCAGGAGCTTGGTATCAACTTGTTTATGAAGATGGCACCACTGAGAAGTTTCAAGCTGCTAAGTGGAAAGAAAAGCTTCAAAGTGAAAAGTTCAGGCAACGTGTTCTTCAAATTATGGATGAGGAGATTGTTATGAAGTTTGATAATCGCCAAGGCAATGCCAAAGACTTTTATGAAGAAAAAGATGAATAAAAACTTCTCTTGTTCGTCTAACTACTATAGGAGGAAAAAAATGAAGAAAATTATATTGATCAGTCTGTTTCTTATGTTCGTCTCTGGTTGCGCTTTTGGGCACTCGACATATGTTGATTGTGACCCATATTATGACGATAACTATTACGTTGTTTATAAAACGTATCCCCGGACGAAGGTGATTTACACATCTTCGCATCATCCGAGGTATGTTTATAAACGGTATCACCACAAGAAAGTTATTTATAAGAACCACTACCACCACACAAAGGTAGTCAACAAGCACCATTATTATAAGAAGACGGTGAAAAACAAGAAAGTTTATCACAAGGGTTCATATAAGAATGGTATCAAAAAAACCAAGTCTTACAAAAAATACAAGCACAAGAAAAAGAAGTACGCCCGACGTCACTAGCCACCATTTTCTGCTTGACTTGACACCTCAGATAGGTTATGCTATCTGAGGTTTTTTTATGAGGTAATAATGAGTAAAAGAGTTATTTTTATTGATGCGCTAAACATGTTATATCGAGCGTATATTGTAGACCCCAGCCTATCGACCAATGGACAACCTATCGGTGGTATCAAGGGGTTCTTAAAGATGAGCCAAAAGCTCATCAGAGAAATGAAACCAGATTCCGTTGTCATCGCATGGGATGGGGAGGGCGGCTCACGCCGCCGCCGCCAAATCAAGAAGGACTACAAGGCTGGTCGAAAGCCTATTCGCCTGAACCGACAGATTCGCAATCTTACAGAGTCTGAAGAGGTAGAGAATAAGATCTGGCAGCAGACCAGACTTACAGAATACCTCAATCACCTCCCAATAGCTCAGGTTATGCTACCTAGCATTGAGGCTGATGATGTGATTGGCTATTGTGTTCAGATGGAAAAGTACAAAGGCTGGCAAAAGATTATTATATCCAGCGACAAGGATTTCATTCAGTTGTGCGACGACGAAACTGTGCTTTATAGAC